AGGTATTAAAAAAACAGATTTTTCAGCAATCAAGAAGAAATTCTCGAAAGAGGCCGAATACAAGGCTGACCGTTTCTTCGATTTAGGAGATGCTTTCTTGGAAGCCACTGGTATTCCCGGTCCTGCGATGGGTCACATTAATATGTTATTAGGACATAGTGATACAGGTAAAACGACAGCGTTAGTAAAAACGGCGGTAGACGCACAAAAGAAAGGAATACTTCCTGTGTTCATAATTACAGAACAAAAATGGAGTTGGGACCACGCTGAGATTATGGGATTCGATAAAGATGGTGAATATCTTTTCAATAGTGATTTCGAATACATTGAACAAATCACAGATTATATCAATGAATTAATGGACGCACAAGAGAAAGGTGACATTCCTTATGATTTATTATTCCTTTGGGATTCAGTTGGTTCAGTTCCTTGTAAGATGACATATGACGGTAAAGGTGGTAAACAACACAATGCATCGGTTCTTGCGGATAAAATAGGTATGGGTATCAACCAACGTATTTCAGGTTCAAGAAGAACAGATAAACCTTATACAAACAGTTTGGTTATTGTTAACCAACCGTGGGTAGAATTACCGGACAATCCTTTCGGACAACCAAAAATCAAAGCTAAAGGTGGTGAAGCCATTTGGTTAAACTCATCATTAGTATTCTTATTCGGTAACCAAAAAGGTGCGGGAACTACTAAAATCTCTATCACTAAAGATAAGAGAAAAATCAGAATCGCTACACGTACCAAAATCTCAATCAGCAAGAACCACATTAATGGTGGTGGATATGAGGACGGACGTATCTTGGTAACTCCACAAGGGTTTATGCATGGTAAGGACGATACTGAAGAAAAACGTTCTATCGAAGAGTACAAACGTGATAACGGAGAGTACATCGGTAAACAATTAGGTGTTAATGTTACAGACATCTTGGACACACAAGTTGTAACAGAAGAGAGTGATCTATAAATAATTTTTAATGTCGGTTTTACTTGTTGACGGAGATAATTTACTTACGATTGGTTTTTATGGTGTTAAGAATATGTTCTATAAAGGAACACACATTGGAGGTATCTACCATTTTCTTAATACTCTTAGGAGAGCGTTTGAGACATATCATTTAGACAAAATTGTTGTTTTTTGGGATGGTTTAGAGGGTTCCGCTACTCGTAGAAAAATATATGTTCATTACAAGGAAAACCGACGTCAAAGAGTAAGGTCAGAAGAAGAATTAAATTCATATCAATACCAAAGGGAAAGAATAAAACAATACCTTGAAGAACTTTATGTAAGACAAGGAGAATTTGAATATTGTGAAACCGACGATTGTATTGCCTACTACACACAAAACTCGACCAACGAAAATAAAATTGTGTATTCATCGGACGGTGATTTAACTCAATTGGTTTCTGAAAATACACAAATTTTCAACCCCTCTCATCAAAAACTTTACAAACAAAACGACTCTATCGTTTACGACCATGAGGAAATTTTAATTGAAAATGTAAAATTAGTTAAAATGTTATGTGGTGATTCATCAGATAATATTGCGGGAATCAAAGGAATGGGAGTAAAGAGATTTCTTTCTCTTTTCCCTGAACTTAGAACCGAATCAATTTCAGTTCAACAAGTTAAAGAAAGGAGTGAACTTCTTTTTGAACAAGACAAACACAACAAATTAATTACGAATTTATTAACTGGTGTTACCAAACATGGAGTATTTGGTGAAGAGTTTTTTGACGTAAACAATCGTATCGTGAGTTTAGATGAACCTTTTTTAACTGATAATGCGAAAGAAAATATCGACCTTCTAATAAACGAGTCATTAGACCAAGAAGGTAGGTCCTATAAAAACGCAATGAGGATGATGAGAGATGACGGAATTTTTAATGTATTACCAAAATCAGATGATGGGTTTGTCGGATTCCTAAACCCATTTTTACGTTTGACAAGAAAAGAAAAAAATAAAATAAAAACAAGAACTATTAAAATTAAACCAAATGAGTAGAGATTATCAAAACCAAGACAACATCACAAAATTTGAATTTTTGTTGTCGTTAGAAGGACATATTGTATGTCAAAGATTTTTCAATGTGAGAGACTATAACCCTCAAGCAAGAAGATGTATGGATCTTCACTATTATGTAAAAAATATTTGTGATGATATGGCTGAAGATTTAAAAATAAAATGTTCCAACTATCTATGTGAAAATCAGAATTTTTTCCTTAATTCAGAGAGTGTGGAAGACGAGGCAAGTAAGTCAAAAGAACATTTTTTATTGGAAATTAAGGTAGGTGACGATGTATTTATTCAAAGAATATTCCCAGCATATCTTTACCATCCAAAGGTTAGATACACTGTTGATATTCGTCCAAAACTAAAGAGAATTTTGTCAGATTTGACTGACATTTTATCATCCGACGAATTGGAAACGGCTTATCTACACTACGAATTATAATTTAAAAACATATATAACAATTACAATGGAAGAAAGGAATTTTGGGCATTTGGGATTTTCATTTCAACAATCCCTAATAAAAGCAATTATTGAAGACAAAAAGTATGGCGAAACAATCATAGATGTATTAGAAAGTAAGTTCTTTGAAAATAATTCATTTAGATTTATCATGGAGAACGTAAAAGAGTTGTACAAAACCTACAATAAAATTCCTGATTACAATACCGTAGCACAAAAAATCATGTCAGAGGGAGGGAATAAAGACTCTTCTAAAGTTCATGTGGATACGTTAGATGCTATTAAGAATAACGAACAACAAATTGAATATGTAAAAGATACCGCGCTTAATTTCTGTAAACAACAGAATTTAAAAAAGGAATTGAAGGGTGTTCAGAGTATCATTGATAATGGTGATTTTGAATCTTATAATAAGATTGAACAAATAATTCAAAAGGCATTACAAGTTGGTATATCTAACGATGAGGCAACTGATGTGTTTCATGATATTGAAGGAGCATTAGAGAAAGACAATAGACAACCAATTGCACTTGGTATTGTAGGAGTGGATAATTTATTAAACGGAGGTTTAGGAAGAGGTGAATTAGGAATCGTATTGGCACCAACTGGTACGGGTAAAACAACCTTACTTACTAAATTTGCTAACACAGCTTATAATTTAGGATATAATGTTGTACAAATATTTTTTGAGGACAATCCAGGAAATATTAAAAGAAAACATTATACTATTTGGACGGAAATTTCTCCAAATGAACAACCTAATTACAAGGATGAAGTTCAGAAAAAAGTTAAGGAGATACAGGCAAATTCAAAAGGGTTTTTAAAACTATTGAAATTATCTAGTGATAATGTAACCATTTCTGAAATAAAGAACAAAATTAGAAAAATGAATTCAGAAGGTGAAAAAGTTGATTTATTAGTTATTGATTATGTTGATTGTATTTCACCAGAAAGGTCTAACTTTGGTGAAGAATGGAAAGGAGAAGGGTCAATCATGAGAAGTTTAGAATCAATGACAAGTGAGTTTGAAATGGCGGTATGGACAGCAACACAAGGTAATAGAGAATCTATATCATCTGAAGTAGTTAACAGTGACCAAATGGGTGGTTCTATTAAGAAGGCACAAATTGCACACGTTATATTATCTATTGGTAAAACTTTAGAACAGAAGGAAAATAATTTGGCAACACTTACATTACTTAAATCTCGTATCGGTAGAGACGGTGTTGTTTTCCAAAACTGTAAATTTAACAATGAATTCCTATTCATTGATACCGAAACACAAAATACCCTATTGGGTCATGAAGAACAAAAAGTTCAAATAAATGCTAACAGAGCCGCTGAAGCATTTAAAAGAAGACAAGAATTGGCAAAAAAATAAAAAAACAATAAAACTATGACGGAGAAGATTTTACAAGACAATCCCGGACGCTTTGTCCTTTTTCCTATCGAACACCATGACTTATGGAAGTTCTATAAACAATCAGAAGCCTCTTTTTGGACGGCAGAAGAAATTGATTTAGGTCAAGATGTTTCCGATTGGGAAAACAAATTAAACGCAGATGAACAACATTTCGTAAAACACGTATTAGCATTTTTCGCCGCGTCGGATGGAATTGTAAATGAAAATTTAGCAATGAACTTTGTTAATGAAGTTCAATATACTGAGGCAAAATTCTTTTATGGTTTTCAAATCATGATGGAAAATATTCACAGTGAGACGTATTCACTTTTAATTGACACTTTAGTTAAGGATAAACAAGAACAACATTATTTGTTTAATGCGGTTGATACGATTCCTGCGGTTAAGAAAAAAGCAGAGTGGGCATTGAAATGGATTAACTCAGAATCTTTTGTAGACAGATTATTAGCATTTGCAGCGGTAGAAGGAATTTTCTTTTCTGGTTCATTTTGTTCAATTTTTTGGTTAAAGAAAAGAGGTCTATTACCTGGTTTAACATTTTCAAATGAATTAATATCGAGAGACGAAGGAATGCATTGTGATTTCGCTTGTCATTTATATAATAACCACATTGAAAATAAGATTCCACAAGAAAGAATTAAAGAAATTATTTGTGGGGCGTTGGAAATTGAGAAAGAGTTTATTCTTGAAGCGTTACCGGTTAGATTAATTGGTATGAACTCAGATTTAATGTCACAATATCTTGAATTTGTAACAGATAGATTATTGGTTGCGTTAGGAGTACCTAAAGTATATAATTCTGAAAATCCATTTGATTTTATGCAGAACATCGCATTACAAGGTAAAACCAATTTCTTTGAAAAGAGAGTTGCTGAATATCAAAAGGCGGGGGTAAATAACGTATCGGATGATTTAGATTCCGCATTTGGAGAAGTAGATTTTTAAAATTAGAATAAGAACATGAAAGTTAAAAAGAGAGATGGTTCCTTAGAGGAAATGAGATATGATAAAATCACACGTAGAATTAGTGTTTTCTGCAGTGATTTGAATTTAGAATATATTGATCCAACATATGTTACGTTAAAGGTAACTCAAGGCATCTATGATGGTATATCAACAAGTGAATTAGATAAATTAGCAGCAGAGACTGCTGCGTCTATGGTGACAACTCACCCTGATTACGCAAAACTCGCGGGAAGACTTGCAGTTTCTAATTTACACAAAACAACACCAAAAAAGTTTTCACAATGTATAAAAGAATTACATTCTTTTGTTGAACCAAAAACAGGTAAAGAATCTTCATTAATAGATGATGATATTTTTCATTTTGTTATGGAGAATAAAGAATCTTTGGACGGAGCAATTTCAATTGATAGAGATTTAAATTTTGATTATTTTGGTATTAAAACATTAGAACGTTCTTATCTTTTAAAAATTGGAGAAAGAATTGTTGAAAGACCACAGTATCTTTACATGAGAGTTGCGGTTGGTATATGTAAAGGAGATTTAGATATGGCGTTAAGAATTTATGACGATTTATCACAACACTTCTACACACACGCAACACCCACATTATTTAACGCGGGAACACGTAGACCACAAATGTCGTCTTGTTTCTTAATTGGTAATAAAGGTGACGATATTGATGGTTTGTTTGATACAATTAAAGACGTTGCGAAGATTTCTAAGTGGGCCGGTGGTATTGGATTACACGTTCATGATGTTCGTGCTAAGGG